AAATAAACTATATTGAGTATTCTGATTACCTTTTTCAAAAATAAATCCATTCTGAGCTAAAGAAGGAACATTTAGCCAAGATTCAATTGTGATTGTTTGTGTATTAAGTCTAGATAGTTCTGGAATAATTATAACAGTATTACTTCCATTAAATGTAAATTTATTAGTTGCAAAAATAGGATTATTTACTAATTGTGCTGCGTCAGTAGAAGTATTTGTTGAAATATCTTTCCAAGTAGTTTTACTTCTATTAAAAGAATTAGGATTGGTAGCATCTAAATATAACTGTAATCCATCTCTTACTATTCTAGGACCTACGAAACCATAATTCGTACCCATATTAAAACTCCACAGTTAATTTAGGAATATCTTTTCTTTCTCCGTATACTGTATAAAAATAATCATTTCCATTATTACCATTTGTGATTACTCTTTGAGTATTGTAATCAATAACATAAATATTATTAGCGGCGCTGATTGGTGTTAAATTAACTGAAATGCTATTTTCATCAACTAAAGATGGCCAATAATTTGGAAGATTTATTATATTCTCGTTTGTTTTTCCTCTAACAAATACTCCATGTTCTGGACCTTCTAAACTTCCGTATTGGAGTTTTTTATCAATTTGAGTTGGATGATCTATTAAAAATGATTTAGAAGTTGCAGAAAGATGACCACTAATGGTAACGTTTCCTGCAAAAATATTTCCTGTTCCAATATCTATAGTTGCAGATGGATTAATTATATTGATTCCTAGTCTTCCACTAACAATATTAATATAAGATCCAGTTGTCGCGCCAACTCTAACGCTATCTCTGTTATAATTTTCTTGGTGAGCTCCATAAGCATGAGAATTAAAACCATAAGCTTTATTATTGAAACCTATAGCAGAAGTTGATCCACTCTCTACCCTATTTAATCCTCCAACAGAAACTCTAGTAATAACTCCTGCTGGAACATTTAAATCTCTTGCATCAAGATTTCTAAATCCTGCAAAAACATTATGTGCCCAATAATTTCTGTGAACAGTATCTGATGATCCGCGAAGAATTTGCATTCCAGTAACAAGATCTTCTGAGCTTATAATGCCAACTCCAGTTGTTAGAGCTGGATTATGGAAGCTTCCGGGTCTTCCAACTCCACCCAAAGATCCAAAATTCATTAGAGAAAGAGTAATTTCTAATCCAGTATTGTTTAAAACTCTTGAAACATATCCATCATATCTTCCTTGTGTTAAATTAATTCCAGACGCTATAAAAGTACCGCTGCTTCTATTAAAAACATCTACAACAACAGTCTCGCCAGTATAACCTGTAATTGGTGTTGTATAAAAAACATTAAATTGATCAAAAAATTGAGAAGAATTTCTTTCTATTCTTTTGATGCCAGTAAAAGCACTTGATGCTGTATTTCTACTTAAAGTCCAAGCATCTGTTTCAGTTGATGTGCCTCTTTGAGCTGGAACAAAATTATTATTAAAATTTAATGCACCAAGAGCTACTCCAACTTTATAAACATTTGTTGAACCATATGCTGGATCAAGTCCAGTAATTCTTCTTACTACTGTTCCGTTATAAGTATTTGCAACAATTCCTGCTACGCCGGGAAATACTCTTAAATAAACCGTGTCTCCTGTTGCATGTAAGTATTGAGAAGTTGGTTGGCTATTTACTGCATAAGCTAATTCTACTAAACCAGTTCCGGGAGGAGTAGTAACTACTGTACCAGTTGTTGTTAAATATAATTCAGTTAATGCACTAGTTGGAAATAGTTGATCATTTGCGCCCTTTGCTTCTAATGTTGTTAAGTGAATTAAATCTCTTAGATTGTCGTTTCCATTTGGTCTTGTTGTAGGAGAAAATTGATAGCTTTTGTAATTTGTACTTGTATCCGTTGAATATTGGCCATTAGATGATCCGGGATTAGAAGGTCCTGCGGAAAAAAATAAATGAAAATGATCTGAAGCATTAGTAAAATTAGCACTTCCTGCATCTAGGTTTAAACCATGAACCAATCTTCCTCGACCTTCAATATCTAAAGGTCTATTTGGATCAACTCCGCTATTTAAAGCAAATGTAAATCCTGCTCCAAATGAAGAAGTTACATTAGTATTAATTCTAACTATTCCACTTTCACTATTTATATTTAATCCAGTACCAAGGGTAAATATTCTTCCAGATGGCTCTATTCTAAGTGAATTAAATATTTTATTTCCAGTAATAATTTGATTGCCAAATGTTAATACTGAAACTCCACTTAAATTATTAATTTTTGTATCAAGAGTCGAACCTGTGCTTGCAAGGTTAACTGTTGTTGCATATGAACTTAAATTAACTCCAGTAAGCACTGCATTCCCATTTACAAAAAGTCCACTAGTAAAGTTACCACTTCCGTAGACTGTAAAATTATTGCCAGAAATAACTAAAAAGTCTCCTTGTATAGTATCACCAAATGTTGTGTTTTCTGCAAATGTTTTAATTCCAGAAATAATTTGATTTCCTGTTGTATAAACTACAGTATTTGGTAAATTTCCAACTTCACCACTTAATAAAACCCCAGTGCCATTTACTCTTGGGCGAGAAGCAAAAGTTTTAACTCCACTTATTGTTTGATTGTTATTTAAATCTACAATATTTAAGATTGACATAAATTATATTACACCTGCGCTTGTATTCAATACTATCCAGCCAGTATAGCTCGAATTTTTTACGCCCAATAATTCTACTGATTGTTTTGGGGCAAGAATTAATTTTGTATCATTTTCTATTTTTTCAGTTGCCAAATATTTTGATGAACTTGGTTTAGTTTCATTTCCCCTCAGTGTTTTTTCGCTTTCTCTAGGAAAGTATACTGCTACGCTTTGAAAATCTCCAGCACTAACTTGTTTGGCTCCAGTAAGATTTTGTCCAGAAAGAGTTTGACCATCATTGTTATAACCCCATCCAGTTACTCTTTGGTCTTTACTTATAATAGCTAAAGAATGAAATTGGCCAGCGCTAATACTTGAAACTCCGGTAAGATTTCTTCCAGAAAGATTTTGACCATAAAAATTATTTCCCCATCCAGTTACTCTTTGGTCTTTATTTAAAATAGCTAAAGCGTAATTTGTTCCAGCTGAAATTTTTGTTACGCCAGTTAAATTAAGGCCAGAAGCAAGTTGTCGATAACTATTATTTCCCCAACCAGTTACAAATCCAGAATATCCATTCCCACTTAATAATGCTAATGAAAAGTTATTTCCAGCGCTAATATCTATAACATTAGATAAGCTAAACAAAGGAGAACTACTCCAATTTCCAGTAAAAGCTCCGAAACGATCATTAAACCCTGTCGTTATTGCTACTTGTCCATAATTATTTGCACCCCAACCAGTTATTTTACCATTATTTAATAAAGCTAAAGTATGATAATCTCCTGCTACTACTTTTAGTACTCCAGTTAAATTATTGCCTTTAGAAGATTGATAATAAAAATCATGGCCCCATCCTGAAATTTTTCCACTTATATTCAATTTAGCTATTGCATGTTGATATCCTAAGGCTAGATCTAGTACTCCAGTTAATTTTCGTCCTAGAAATGTTTCCCCTGCGCTATCATAACCTAATCCAGTTATTTTTCCATTTTCTAATAATATTAAACTATAAGAAGCTTTTGTGTAAGCTTTTAATATATCAAAATCTAAATTATCTTGATTATTAAAACTAATTTGTTTATAATCATTATTTCCCCATCCAGTAAAACCAGAATAATAAGAATTATAAATGTCTACTGGCCTTATTCTAATATTCCCACTACTTAAATTTTTTATTAAAAATGATTGACCATTAACGACTTCATTTAAATACCCAGTTGTATTTACTTCATTGAAAACATGAACAAACTTATTAGATACTGTGGCGTTATCATTATGAAATGAATATGAATTAGATTTTTGATTTATATTCAAACTTGTTAAATCTATGCCGTTTATTCCCATAGAAATAACTTCTTCTGCTAATTCTTGATCATTATTAAATCTTATTTCTGAATTAGAGGTGAGATTAACGTTTTCTCCAAAAGAAACTTTTTGTAATAAAAGATTACTTTTAGAAAGACTTGCCGCTTTATAACCTTCATCGGTTAAAAAATCTATAGTTCTGTTATTTTTGACTTTAATAAAAGCTAAATCTGCTCCATAGTCTGTATAATTAAAACTATATAAATCCGCGTATTCAAAATTAATTGGATTTGCTCCAAAAAACGGTGTCCAACTGGTTTTAGGAAAAACCTGATCTTTGTAATTTTGAACCGAGTCAGCATAATTATCATACAAAGTTCTTCCGCCACTTATAGAAGTTGTAAGTCTCCAAGAGTATTTATTTGAAACGCATTTATTTTCATCACAAAAGAAAATATAAAATGGTCCTGCTGGCTCACTTTGTTGATAAAGATTTAAATTTGTATTAAAAGCATAATATCCACTTACAGGATAGGAAGTACCATCTTCTGTTACAGATGCATTTCCAGAAGCTTTTATTAAAAGCGGTAATAATCTAGAGCTATCTGTGATATGTTCAAAAAATTTATCGCTTTGTATTAACTGATCTCCAGTATTATAAACTAAATTACTTGCGAATACATCTCCTTTTACATAAACCATTTCTTGCGGATCCAAACCAAAAGGTAAGTCTGCACCAATTATTATTTTATTATTTCGACTAGTTCTAATGAATGGATATGTTGATCCTGTGTTGTATATTGATACTAATGTTCCGCTTCGTATGCCATAATTTAAAGCAATATTTCCTTTTAAATCAATTGTTCCGGGTTGAGTCGCGAGACCAGCTGAAATAAGAACGGATGTTCCAATTGTGCCTGTTCTGTCGTTACCGCTTAGTAGTATATTTTGGTTATCTAATATAAATTTATTATTTGAATGGTAAATTCCACTAGAGAAATATATATCATTTCTAAAAGTTTTAATTCCACTTATATTTTGAGATCCAGTGGTATAAACTACAGTATTAGGTAAACTTGCAGCTTCACCGCTTAATAAAACTCCTGTACCATTTACTGTTGGGCGAGAAGCAAAAGTTTTAACTCCAGAAATAGTTTGATTTCCTGTTGTATAAACGACATTATTACCAGTAATATTTATAAAGAGAGGAATGCCAGTATTTAAGCTATTGGAAATGAAACCTGATAATTCTGCTTGATCTATCTGTTTTATTCTAATAAGATTTTGAGCCATAATTTTATGCCTCTATCTTTTTGCTATGATAAAGAATACTTGCTACGTAACTGTCTAATCCATGTTCTGCTGCGATAGTTTGAATATCAGAAATTTTATCAGGATTTTTATCTTTAGGATTTTTTACATATTCATTTATAACAGAATCCCAAGTCTCTGGATTTTCATTTGAAGCAATTACTTTTACTATTTCAAACGCAACTTCTTTTTGTTGTTTAGAAAGTTTGCGAAGAGAATGTTTTTCTCTTAATGATGCTTCTACTTTTTCTTGTAGCCTTGAAGCGAGTACGAAATTATCTTTAATTTTTTCTATATCGAATAGCGCTGCCTTGGATTGTTTCCCTTGACCTTTTGGACTAATATTTTTTGTAGTTTGAGGAATCCCAGTTGATCCAGATGGTCTTCCTGCTTCGCCCATTTTAGCTGCACCAATAAGTGGTTGATAGAGTCCTTGATCTTTTAATTCTCTAAATTTTTCTTGAGAAACAATTGATTCTTCTTTTTCTGGAAGTTTTCCAGATTCCAATGCTGCAATGCCTTCTTCTGGAGTTAAAATTCCAAGTTCCATTAGTCTTGTATAAATTCTAGAGTATTGTACGTCATCTTTAATATCAATATCTTCAAAGAATGGAGTTGGGTAATTTTTAAATCCAAGATCTCTGCTAATTCTTCTAATTTCTGGATACAAGAAATTATTTAAGAAAGCTTCTCTAGATTGTTTTAATCTTTCAATAAATACTTGGACCTTCATGCTTCCATTAGCAAACTTATCATTTCCAATAAGAATATTGTTTAAACCAATTAAAATATCTTTATCAACAACTTCATATTTTTCGGGACCAAGAAGATTTCCAATATCTGGAATTACAAATTGAGCTTTTGTTGTATAATCTGCAATAAGAACTCTGCCAATACTTTGATTTGTAAATAATCCTTGCATTGCTTCAAGATTCTTTTGGTTAACTCCACCTTTATCTGGATCAGTTCCCATTGTTACTAATAAAACTATTTGTTGCATTGTACGAGCGATAGACATATCCATCTTTTTCATTTCCGCTTTCCAGTTAATATCTTCAAGAACTGGAAATCCCATTGGAACTGCAAATGGCTCGTAATCTTGCTTCTTATAAAATACCGCACAAAGTCTGTCGCGATCTAATGGTAAAGTTAAAATACCAACTCTAGTTTTTGTAATAAGCTTTTGTGTTTCTGGCGGTAAGCTTTCTAATACTTCTTTATCTTCTGGAGTCTTTGGGGCTTTTAGTCTTTCCAATTCATAGTCTGTTAAAATTTTATAATATCTTCCTACTGAGAAATTGATTGTTCCGCCAAGTTGAACGTCAGCAGGATTAATAATATTATATCTCGCTGGTAACATAACATCAGCAGCTTTTGCAGATAATCCAAAGGTTTGAGTAATTCTATTAACATCTTCTGGTTTAATTTTTGTATCAAAACGATAAATAAATACATTACCACTTCGATAATATTCACGGAAAAATTGATCAAGCAAATCAAATATATTTATTTTCTTTAACCATGCACTAAAGAAATCTCTACTCTTTTGACTTCCGCCTTTAAAATAAATATTACTGCAAGAAAATTCTGTCATTAAATCAATAGTATTTCTAAACACTGCAAAGTTATAATAGCATTTTTGACATAAAATGACCGCATCGCGCACATTCATATTAGAGCTATTGGATATACCAGTTGAATATCTAAATGGAATTAAACCACTATCAATATTTCTATATCTATCTGTTCTAGTAATATCTGCTGATGCGTTTCTTCTAGTTTGAGCATTAGAAGAATCTCCAGATTCTGATCTGTAGGATGCAGCTTTTGTTTCGTAAGTTGAAGCATCTGATACCATCAAAGGTTGGATTTCTTCACTTTTCACAATTTTTTCTTCTTTTTTAAGTTTTTTAGCCATTTTATTATTAAATATTACACATTATCTGATCATAAAAGGAGAAAAAGTCGCTTCTGCTTGCACGATTTGCACGTTCATCATATCATTATAGCACTTTATTGCCCAATTCGCCAACATAAATGCTGAATAATTGTCTTTTCTGGCCTTATTTGCTGATACACTTCTTTTCAAATGTTGAGGTAAATCAAAACTTTGTGTCCCGCGACTAGTTGCAGAATGTTCTATTAATACACATTGTTTTTTCGTCTGATAAATAAAGTCGTCTTGATTTTCAATAAAATCTAAAATAGTCCAATCCTTCTTATCGTCTTCTTTCATTAAATCCAATGGTAGATTTAAACCTATTGTTTGATTAAATGATGCTTCATCTGATGCTGTTCTACTTGCAAACCATACTCTTTTATAATCAATACATGCCTGTAAATATTCATTCGCTTTACGAATGAAATTACTTGTAAATACTTGATTAAAAGCTATTCTTCTATCTTCTAAGTTGTATTTATTTTTAGCATTTTTAATCATTAAATCGTAATCTACACCTTCTAGTTCAGAATCTATATCTAAGGTTTTAATTTCTAATTTGCTATTTTTAAATAAAGTAGATTGATTACAAGCAGATAAAAATGTGTCTGCACCAGCATTATCAAGAATCATAAATACAATATTAAAATTAGTTAAAATATAATAAAGATAATTAACGTGATTTTTTAAATTACCAAGACCTGCATAAGTATGAACTAGAGTACCTTGATTTTTCTCTTCATCAAGCTCCATAACTGCCATCGCAAAATAATCTGCATTAGGACTATCACTCATATTGGGATCGATTCCTAAGATATATTTTTTATTAGCATTTCCTTTCATTAAAGTATGTGGAGTTTCTCCTATTTTTAACGTACATTCTTCCATTTTTTTCGCATTAAAGTAGCTATCGCTTCCATCAGTAAATCTAGCACAATATTCTCTAAGAAAACTGCTATGACTAGATCCACCAGCTTGAGCTTCTTCGATAATAGTTTTATCTATCATTTCTTCTGGAAGAGCTTCGTAACTCAATTGACTTACAAAATATGTTGCTTCACTTTTTTCATTATCTGTTATTCTTTCGCTCCATTCATTATATATTTTATAAAGATTTTCAAAAGTATAACTAGCTGAAGAAAGAGCTATCATTTTACTTGTATTTTCAAAAACCATCCTTTCACTTTCTTTCATTAATCCTTCCTCTATTAATTTATCTTCGCTTTCTCTAATCTCCATTCTCTCTTTAATATTTTGTGGGGCTACAAGAAATGGCATTAATACATTTTTTACTATTTCTTCTGGTAAAAGAAGAAATTCGTCTAGCACAAGAACATTCGCACGAAATCCTCGTATTTTTTCTCCATTCAATGGAATTGCTACAATACTGCCCCCATTTATCTCCCATTCGAATTGATCATTCCTTCTTGTTTTTGCTCCAAAACACTGCGATAATAATTCTGCGCCTTTACTATTTACAATTTTTTCTAGATTATTGAAAATAAATCTAGCAGTTCTAAATGTTGGTCCAGCTATAAGAATTTTTGTATTAGGCTCAAATACACATTGAAGAAAACAAAATACCGCCGCTATAAAACTTTTTCCACAACCTCTACCAAAAACGCATAAATTAAAATTTCTATTTAATAAAGCTTTAATATGTATTTCTTGATAAGCGGCAAGTTTTACACCACTTATTAATTCTGTGGTAAATCCTATGTTCGCTCTAAGAAATTTAGCAAGAGTAATTTTAGCTTCTTTATCGTTTAAAAAGCCTTTTAATTGCGATAGTTCAGCGTTAACATCTTTTATTTCTTTTATATATTTATCTGGGCAGTATATCATAAATTTTTTGTATCATATGCAAGTTGAAGATCAAAATCCTTATAGAAACAGTCACTAGCAAAAATATTTTCAATAACTCTGATCATTTCTGATCTACCGTCTACAAATAAGAATTGTAAATTGTCATATTGTTGCAGTAAATCTCTAACGTTGTGGAATATATATTCTGGGGTAGCTTTTATTTTTTTACTTATATGTGGAAGATATTGAAAGCTTAATGCATTTGATAATTTTTCTTCTATCATAACTATAATATATGAATTATTATTTTTAGCTTTTTCTATTTCATTTTTAAAACGGTCAAAATTTTTAACGCTAAGTGTACTGATAAAATCACTTAAACTTTTTCTTTCTATATAGCAATTACAGTTATTATTTGAGCAGGAATAATCTCCAAAAGGTAATGTTTTAATTTCAAAAGGAATATTGAATTTCAACCAACTCTGTTCTCTTGTATCTACATATATTATATCTTTTTGTGATAATTTATTTTTAAAATTATTTTTAACTTCTACATTAATATTAAATTTATTTTTTAAAGCAATAGAAGAGCATAAGTTATAATAATTGCCAAATATTTTATTATAAAAAATAATTGATGGTGACATTATTGTTCTAAGCTCTATTTGCGTAGGAGAGTATTTTAAATTTTTAAGTTCTTTTCTTTTAATTAACAAATTTTTACAATATTCTTTAGCTGTATCGATTGACTGTTGTTTAAGCCATTTCTTCATATTGTTTTTATCATTAAAATCGCTATTTAAATACTGTTCTTTTGTTTTAAAATTAATCAATTCATTTGTTAATAAATCTCTACGTTCAAAATATTTTTGATAATATTTTACTTTATTTAATCCATATCCTTTTAATGCAAAATGAAGACTTTTTTCATCTTTGAATTCTTTACCATCTATTTTACATATAACACTCATCCATTTAAAATCTCATCTGTAGATATGCCCAAAATCTTGCATTTTATTTCATCCATTGTAGATAAGCGATCTATTTCTTTTTCTATGTTTTTTTTTCTTATTTCTGCCATTTTTAAAAGTTTACTTCTGCTCTCTTCTTCTTTCCACATTTGTACAAGATTTATTATAGAAGCCGTATCTTTGATTTGCTTGCTTAATTTATCGCTGCGTTTTACTTTTAAATCGTTATTTAATTTTTGTTGGCGATTTACGCAGTCATTATATTCTTTTCTTGCTGTGCTACTTGCCTCTACTACGGCCATAGGTATTTTACCATCTTCTTGCATTGATAATTCTATTTGATTTTGCAGTACATTGATTGTTTGCTGGATACTAGAAGAAATAACAACTTCTGTGCATAAAACTATATATTGATCAACTTCTTCTTGAGATAAATCACTTTTATCATAAGTATATCTTACAAAGCTGCTTTCAAATAGCTCTCTATCGCTTTCATTGTCGTATATATTAATTTGATGAATAAAACGATGAGTATTCATGTAGCTGATTATTGAATTTATTTCTTTTTTATGCTTGTGAGTTAATTTATTTTTATCTATGCCATCTAAAACATATTTGTTTATTTTAACAATCATTCTTTCTTCGCTTTTCGGTGGACGATATCCTTCTGTCGAGGCATCTTCATTTGCATCGTTGTTGAATTTTATATTGTTTGGTACGTTTTTTAAATACTCTAAAGTGCTTCTTGTCTCTTGGCAAAGATTTGTTAAAGATTGATTTTTGAATAGAACTCTAGCCATTTCTAAACCTGTCATCATATGACAATTGTTACTAATGTATTCTTTCTGATCGTCTGTTAGTTCCAAAAGTCCCTTAGCTTGATATTCGTAGCTTTTTTTAGGTTTAATTTGTCTGGAAGCGAGAAAATTTTTAACAGCTTTGCCTTCTTTGCTTCTTCCGTCCAAATCTTCTCTATTAAAAGCTATTTTGACAAGGTCATTTAAAGACGGTGGATTATCCACACGATTATTCCATTCATTAAGAAGTTTTAATTTTTGGTCTTCTGTTAGGTCTGGAATATTTTCGCTCATTTTAATTGATGTCTATATCTCCATTATAAAGATGCTTTCTTACTTTAATTATAATAAGCTTTTTAATATTTTTAATTTGTTTATACCCTGCGATTCTATTCTTTTCACTAGTTCTATATCCCATTAGTTTCGCCGTTTGTTCCTCGTCTTTACCTTCTATATATAAATGCTGATATACTTTCCATTCTATTGGTTTTAAAACTTTTTGCATTTTAGTATGAATATTGTTTGCTGATTTTTCCATATTAAAATTATTGATTTGCAAATCATTGATTTCTTGATGATGATTTTCTATACTAAGAGTTAATTTTGTATCGTGCGCGTTCTTTTTACTTTTTTCCCAATTTGCATAAAGTGGACAAGTCTTACATTGTATTGAATAAATTGCGCACCCCAAATCTCCTTCAGCTGCAGCACATTTAAGACAAGGGCGTGTAAAATTACTATAATTATTTCTAATTAAATTCTTAATTTGATTGCTTATAATTCTATTAACCCAAGGAGCAAGAGGTTTTTGAGGATCATAAAGATGCCATTTTTTATAGATATGTATTCGTAAGATTTGCGATACATCACTAAAGTCCATCCAATTAATTGCTGTTAAATTCCACTTATTTTTTCTTTTTATAATTTCGGAATTTATTAAACCAAATAGACTCTCATATGTGGGTTTTTCATCCATCTTTGGGCTTTCGCGAAGATTGGCGTATAGAACCCGCTTCTCTTTTAAAATCCTCTAAGAATTTTTTACGATCTGCTTTCGTTACTGGCTTGCCTTTGATCTTTTCTTTTCTTGATGGATTTGTTGCGCTTCCAATAATATCTCCAATCTTAGTTTTTACTTTTTTATCTTGATACTCTTGATCAATTTCGACATCTAATTTATGAATTGATGGCACACGATTTACTTCATTAATATCGTATTCTGAATCATCAAAATCGGAGTCTGTATCTTCATCGTCTGTTACTCTTTGAAATTTTGAAACAATTTTCTTTGGCGCAACAGGTTTATCTGCTGTTGGTTTTTGAAGCAAAACTTTATTAACAACTAACTTATCAAAAGAAATTCCGCATGAACTGCAAAATTTTGGTTTAGAATCTAAATAGCTAGTTGGACCACCACATTCTGTACAATATAATTTTAACATAATACTAATTATACTTAAAATTAATTAAAATTTCAATATTTAATTAGTGTACTTCTTCAAATTTTTCAATAATATAAGCTAAAATATCATTTCTCATAATATCATCTGTGCCAAATTTAAAAGTAATTATGCCTTTATTTTTACTTTTTTCATCATCAAATAGCTGGTATACTCTTTCAAAACCGCTGTTCTTAATATCTGATTGACGAATATCTCCAATAAATATTAATTTACTAAATTTACCCATTCTTGTACTAACTAACAAAAGATCATGGATACTTAAATTTTGCGCTTCGTCACATATAATATAGCTAGCATTAATACTGAGACCTCTTAAAAATCCTAGTGGGAGCCCTTTCACCCTCTCTTGCTTTAATAATAGTTCTGCTTGACCTTTTGGAAGAAGCTCATGTAGCTTATCTATTAAAGGTTGTAAATATGGATCTAGTTTTTCATGAAGATCACCTTTAAGAAATCCTAAGTTGTGAGTGCTACTTTCGACAGGATTGCGAATATAAAATATCTCTCCTACCTTCTTATTATTAATTGCATGAAGAGCACAATAAACGCTTAACAAACTTTTAGCTGTCCCTGCTGGGCCTTTACAGAACATCATCTTAGTAGATTTATCTTGCAGAGTTTGAATGAACTTCTTTTGATTTTCTGTCCAATTGAGATCCCTAATATTCAAGGGTTGTTGAATTTTATCTCTTTGAGGAACTACTGGTGACTTATCCTCTTTTTGTTCTTTTCTATGCTTTTTAGACATGAGGTTTACGTAATGATTTACACCATATTTTAAATTAAGTGTAATATTATTTAATGACACTTAATCGTTCTTGGTTAGAAATAACGACTAAAATTGGTTGTAAAATGAATTGTCATTTTTGCCCACAAAGCACTTTAGTTAAAAAATATGAAAGTCCAGAAAGACTAATGTCGTTAGAAAATTTTAAAAAAATTATATCAACTATTCCTAAAAATATAGAAATTCATTTTTCTGGTTACGCTGAACCATTACTGAATCCTATGGCTTCTAATATGATGGTAGAAGCAAAAAAAAATGGTTATAAAGTGATATTATTTACAACTTTGGTTGGCCTAAATGAAACTAATGTACAATTAATGGAAGAAGCAAAAATTGCTTTTATAAAAATTCATGTGCCAGATACGATTGGCATGAAAATAAATGAAGATTTATGGATAGAGAATCATAATCTTTTTTTAAAATATAATTTTCGAAATGTAAAATATATGGCTATGGGCCCTGTAACAGAAAAAATTAAAAATTATTTATTAAAGTCAACACTCCCTAGTCAAATGAAAAAAAACCGAATGATATCTAGGGCTGGACTAATAGAAGTAAAAAGTAAAATACAAAATAAAATAGTTGGACCAATAACATGCTCAATAAATAAATGGCATCAAAATGTTGTTCTTCCAGATGGAAACGTATATTTGTGTAATAATGATTATGGTTTAACGAGTAAATTAGGTAATTTATTAAATGAAGACTATTCAAAAATATATGAAAAAGGTGAAGAACTTAAACAAAAATATAAATATGATGAAAATACAATTTGCAGGTCTTGTGAATATGCTGTAGCTATAAAATAAATTTAACTTTACCTATAACTTACTTTAGCATATTTAGTGTAAATAGAAGAACCGTGGCATACTTAAATGCGAACATTCCTCCAATCGAAGCCTTTGTAAGGGGAAATTATTTAAGAAATCAAGAGGATAGTTTTGATAAAAAATATAAATGTTTAATTTTTGGTGTCACAAGTCTTCCTAGTCAGGTTCCTCTTTTTAATTTCCTTATGGAAGACGGAGGGATTTGGTGGCATGCCCCCATAAGCGCATTTTGTTCTAAAGAAGATGCTCCAGATATGGAATTAGACGAATTAGAATTATGGGATAGTTTTAGTTATCATATTTCTGTAACAACCTTTTACCTATTAGAAAATAAAATAGTTAAATATACTGGTCGAACTGGACAAGAGTATACTGGCCGTTATTTATTTACTTTTGATTGGGCTCACAGTGATTATAATGAATTAAATTTTGGATTTAGTCAAAGACCAGACCAACATAAAGCTGGTCATGTTATAAAACTCGATAATGGTAATTTCGCAATACAACCCAACAACAGAATAAAAGTATTCGATCCAAGCTTCGCAACTAAAACAAATGAATTATTGTTGCAAAGAAAAATAAACTCTCATATTTATACATCTGAAAATAGCCCCAAATGGGTTACTGAAGATAGCGATAATTATGATTATAAAATACAGGAAATAAAATGAATAAAACTATAAAAATAACACAACAAAATATATTTGAAGGGGAAATGGCTAATCCTCAAAATTGCGCAATAGCTAGAGCAATAAAAAGAAATATGAAAGGTAAATTAATGAGCATCTCTGTATTACCTTCTCATGTTACATTAAGAATGGACAACAAAATGTTTGTGGCTAAAATGCCAAAATCTGGCGCAAGCTTTATTAAGAGGTTTGATCACAGGCAACCCGTAAATCCTTTTGAATTAAATTTAAATTTTAAAAAAGGCTATTCTTTAGTCTAAATTACATTCTAAATTTGGGTCTGCTAGATCTGGATTGTGCATTTTTTTAGTACCTCTTTTATAATTGGTATATATATTTTTTATTGTATTTACTGGTTTTTCAATTATTTTTTCTACTTCTACTATCTTTTCTACGATTGTCTCGTTTGGTTTTCTACTAGAAGCTATGTTGTAGGCCAATACAAGAGATATTGCTAATGGATCAAATACCACTACTATAAATAAAATAAACCATTTAACTACTGTTTCAATGTCCACATTAAAAGCTTTGGCGATAAATTTATATGTGCCAATATCTGATTTTGTTATTTGTTTATTTAAAGAGATAATAGAGTTATCAAGAGTATTAATTTCTATCAATAATGAGCTGTTAATATTATTAATTTTTTCTATATTAGATTCTAATGAAGATATACTAGATTGCATACCTTCTAATGTTTTTGATTTTAATTCTACTGATTTTTTATCTATTACTTTTTCTTGAGTATCTTTGCCAAATAAACCACCAGACTTGTTTACTGTTGTGGTTGTGGACTGATCTAGTACTTTAGTAAGATTATTCTCTTGATTTTTACGGGTATCGGTCAAGGTTTGAACTCTTTCGTTATTAGAAGTTATTTGAGAGTTTAATGAACTCTTCTTGTCCTCTAATAAAGTAAGCTCTGATTGTATTGAATCTAAATTACTTTTTGTTGAATAAAAGGCTTGACTAAGAAAACCAAAGACTCCAAGGCTAGTTATACCCATTAATACTAAAACGGCACAAGTTAAATATATTTTTAATAATTTATTAATTTTATTCCAATAGCGGTACAAGAAGCTAGTTGTCATTAATTTACCAAACTCAAGACTACTAGCCATTAATATAGTAGCCCAAAAACTACCAGAGAATAATAAACCTATACCTTTAACAGAGAAAAATGCTCCACAAGAGGCTACGAAGATCGCACTAAATCCTAATAATGCTGAAAATAAGGTCACCTTTTACTTACACTATCTCCTACTTCAAGGTAATTTTTTTGGGCGCGTAACAAATATAAAGGCTTGGGCGCGGGTAAAGGTAAGGGTTTTTTATCAATAATAAGTATAGCAGTGTCCTTGGCGCTAGTTTGTTGGTGTTCAGTTGTTTTTGTTTTAGATAAGAGGTAGAACAAGCTACCTAAGACCAGACATATTAATGTTGTTGTTTTTATATTTTTATTCATATTAAATATATTTACACATAGCGGCCAAATAGATAAGGGTATATAAGAAAAGGGTTTATGAGAAAAATAGCTCCGTGGATTTTTTTACTTTGAAATATATTCTATTCTAATGATTTTATATTAGATTTAGAAAAAGGGGGGGGTATACATAAGGATATAGAATAAACAATTATTATAATAGGGGAGAATGAGTTTAAGCCCCCCACGGCTATTTACAAGATATAGGCTACTCAAAGTTTTTAAAAATGGGGGGGTATATCTATAAAAAATATTAAGCATAAATCATAAGTCATTAACTATCAATGAAATTTAACTTGAAAATATCTCTTGTACCTTTCCTATAATATGATAGACTACTCTTATATGAAAAACAAATTAAGTAAGTTCGAAACCCTGCTAGCTAACCTTGAAAAAGCCTC